GTTGCTTTGTACACCAATGATTACAACGGTAACGCCATATTGCTTACAACTATTGCCAAGCGTGAAGTTGGCGGGACGCTTACATTTTCAACCTCTGGAACCAGCCCGTTAATAACCAGTACAAATACTTCTGGCAATACGCCAACTTATTATTGCCAAGTTGTTTACATAAACTAAGGAATTTAAATGACTATTTTTAATTGGCAAATCCAATCAATGCCTGCCTACCCGCAGGCTGAAGGTCAAACTGACGTTGTGTTTCAGGTCAACTGGCAGTGCAATGCAAACGATGAAGGCTACTCGGCCAATTCGTTTGGCTCTGTGCCTGTGACTTATGTTGCAGGCTCACCATACACCCCTTATGACCAACTCACGCAAGAGCAGGTCTGGGGATGGATCAACCCAAGCATCGACCGCCCAGAGATCGAGGCCAACCTTCAGGCGTTGATTGACGCGCAGAAGAACCCACCCGTCGTAACCCCACCCCTACCTTGGAGCAACTGAAATGACCACATTCACCACCACTATCACCCGCATGTACACCCTGCAACAGCCAGACCCCAACTACGTAGTGAACGCCCTCTGGGAAGTCACTGGCGTGGACGGCTCTAACACCGCATCCATCGGTGGCAACACGCAGTTTAACTCTGCTGACCAAGTGGGTGCCTTCATCCCCTACGATCAGTTGACAGAAGCCACGGTCATTGGTTGGATTCCTGCTGACCAGATCGCCAGCGCACAAGCCTGTGTGCAGGGCCAAATTGACAGCATGATTACACCGCCTATCAGCCCTGCAAATACAGCACTGCCCTGGAGTGCTTAATGGATGAGAGCGCAGTGATTGACAAGACGGAGGCCCGCTTGAACACGCATGAACAAATCTGTGCACTGCGCTACGAGAACATCGACCTTCAGCTCAAAAGCACCGTCAAGAATATGGAGCTGCAATTCCAGGGCAGCAATGCCAGGCTCAAGCGCATCGAGCAAATCATGGTCGGCGCGTCTATTGCCGTGATCGGTGGCTTTGGCTCAATCATTATGATGCTGCTGAGCTTGATGGCCAAATAGTGCATGGACCCGTTGACCATCCTTGCGATGGCCAACGCGGCCGTTGCAGCAGTCAAGAAAGGATGCCAGCTCTACAAAGATGTCAAAGGCGCAGCCGGCGATGTCAAGGAGGTCCTGGCAGACCTTCAATCCCAGTTCGCTGGTAAGAAGGTCAGCAAAGAACAGAAAGCCCAATACGAGGCTGAGAAGGAGCGGGTCAAGTCAATCGGGGCAAGCAACCCCGACCAGGTGATCACGCAGATCGGCGAACAGCTCGGAGTTTTCTTCGACGCGTTTGACCAGATCGAACACCTCTTCTGGGAAGAAGAGCGCAATGCCAAAAAGGTTTACACAGGCGATGTGTCTCTCAGCCGCCGCGCGTTACAGCGCGTGCTGATCCGCAGTCGCCTGGCGCAAATGCACGCCGATATTCGGCAAGAGATGTGTTGGAACACGCCAGCTGAGCTGGGGGATTTGTGGACACGCTTTGAGCAAATGCGCGCACAGGTAGAGCAAGAACAGGCGGAAGCCCGAGAAGCGCAACGCATAGAGGATGTGAAGATTGCATGGCAACGTCAGCAAAACCTAGACCTGTGGCGCAGCCGGGCAGGCGACTTGTTGATAGTGGCGCTGCTGGTAATTTACGTATGGGGGTTGATGTGGTCAATAAAAATTCACAAGGAGAGTCTAGACTCTTTCTTGTCGTGATTTGCATTTTGGCCACAGTGCTTGCTTTTGTTTTGCCAATTACTGCCATCATGTACATGGACATCCTGGCCATGAGGTCGATGGTTAAAGAAGAACTTATAAAGGTCGTTAAAGCTCGAAGAGAAATGGAGAAGGATCGGCAAGCTACCAAAGAGGAATAAATATGATCGATCCGATGACCGCGCTGGCCGGCATACAGTCAGCAATTAGTTTGGTCAAAAAAGCCAGTCAAGTGGCCAATGACCTGGGTTCTTTAGCGCCGATGATCGGCAAGATGTTTGATGCAAAGAGCGTCGCTACCAAAGCGTTGATCCAAGCCAAACAGGATAAGAAGGGCTCGAACATGGGCACCGCTCTTCAAATCGAAATGGCGCTTGAGCAAGCTCGCGCATTCGAGGAGGAGCTCAAAATGTTGTTCATGCAGACGGGCAAGATTGACGTGTGGAACAAAATCAAAGCGCGTCAACATGAGATGGATTTGGCTGATGCCAAAGAGATGAGTGCGTTGAAAGCAGAGGAGAAGAAGCGCAAGGCCAAAGAACAAGAAATGACGGAAATCGCAATCGCGATTGGCGCAGTCGCTTTCATCCTGTTCATATTTGGCATCGGCCTTATTGAGCTGATTGAGTTTTGCCAGACCTCTCGCAGGTGCGGCAGGTGAATGAGTACCAGAAGTCTTTCGATCAATTTTTGAAAGTCTTCTGCTATGTCTGCGCCGCCTGGTGGTTTCTGGATTTGCTTTACGTGCTGCCGCAACCGATAGCTGACAAGGTTTTGAAATTTGTTTTGGCCAAGCTGCCATTCTGATAGGAGAGTTATGACCCGAAGTGAACTTGAGATCATCATCAAAAAGCGCGCGGCAATTGTTGTCACCATCTTTGCGGCGTTGTTGGCGATCAGCACTTTGCTGGGCGGCAGCAACAGCTCAAAGATTTTGGGCAACACTATTGCGGCCAACAACCAGTGGGCCTGGTATCAAGCCAAGAACGTGCGCAGCGTGATCTACGCCACTACGGCTGACACCACCAAGGGTTCTCTTTCGGAGCACTACCGCGAAGAGGCTCGGCGCATGAAAGCCGACATGGACGATCTGGCTGCCAAAGCCAAGGCCCTAGAAGTTGAGCGCGATTTGGCCAAGGCCAAGTCGCCGTATTTCACATACGCCGGATCGCTTTTGCAGATCGGCATTGTGCTGTCCACCGCCGCGATCCTTGCCGTCGCCATGCCGTTGTTTTGGGGTTCCGTAGGGGTAGGTAGCCTCGGGACCGTTTTGTTCTTCTACGCTCAATTTGGAGTTTGACCATGCTGACACTTCTTTCGACCTTGATTTCGTTTTTGATGGGCGGCCTGCCCAAGCTGCTGGACTTTTTCCAGGATCGCAGCGACAAGAAGCATGAGCTTGAGCTGGCGCAGTTGCAGATTCAGCGCGAGCTGGAAATGCGCAAGCTGGGCTTTGAAGCGCAAGAGCGCGTCGAGCACATCCACACTGAGCAGCTGCAAATCCAAGCCGAGAACGACACGCGGCGCGACTTGGTCGACGCCCAGAAAGCTGAGATGCAAGCCATCTACGCCCACGACGCCTCACTCAATGAAGGCACTTCAACCTGGATGAAGAACCTGCGCGCCAGCGTGCGCCCCGTGATCACCTACGGATTCTTCTTCCTGCTGGTGTTTGTCGATGTGGCCGGTTTTGCCTACGGCGTCTACCGTGGCGTCGATTTCAAAGACATGCTTGAGATGCTGTGGGATTCTGAGACCCAGGCTTTGTTTGCATCCATCATCGCCTTCCACTTTGGCGGCCGGGCTTTTGGCAAATGAACGTCAGCCCTAAAGCCATCAAGATGATCAAGCACCATGAGGGGGTGCGGCAAAAGGCATACCAGTGCCCCGCCCTCCTCTGGACAATTGGCGTGGGCCATGTCATCGATCCCAACCACGGGCGCGTCCCCCTGGATCAGCGCAAGGCTTTGCCTATCCCAGCTGGATGGGACCGCACAATTTCAATGGAGGAGGTCGATGCAATTCTTCGATCTGATCTGGACCGCTTTGAACGAGGTGTGGAGAAGCTGGTTCCCGTGGCCCTTACCCAAGGTGAGTTCGATGCTTGCGTTAGCTTTAGTTTTAATGTTGGCCTGGGAACACTTCAGCGAAGCACCTTCCGTCAGAAACTTATTCGGGGCGAAAAAGAAGCGGCGATTGAATCGCTGATGCAGTATTGCAAGGCCGGCGGCAAGGTCCTTCGGGGCCTGGAAACCCGCCGCAAAGACGAGGCCGCCCTGTTTAGGGCAGGCTAAAAAGAAGGGCTTGCCGAATAGGCTGGTCATAGCATAAAATCTCTGCGGGGCCCGTGCGCCCGCAGAAGGCCGCTTTGTAGCGGCTTTTTTCATTGTGGAGCAAAAATGGCAACAGCTGCAAATCCTTTCGACATTAAGACCGGGGGCAACCTGACGAATGCTTCGGGATCAAACACGGCTGCGCAGTTTGCGCCCGAGCAACGTGAAGTCGACGCCGCCAAGGAAACCACCTCTGGCCAGCTTCAAACCATTCTGCAAAAAGACAGCCCGCTCATGCAGCTGGCACGCACACAAGCAACCCAGGGCATGGCCCAGCGGGGCTTGATCAACAGCTCGATGAACCAGGGTGCCGGCGTTGCCGCCATGCTGGAGAAGGCCACCCCAATCGCCGCGTCTGACGCAGCCACATACAGCAACCGCGCCATGACCAACCAGGCGGCGGTCAACACCGGCGGCATGTTCAATGCCGGCGAGCAAAACAAATTCGGCTTGCAAACCGGTGCCCAGCAATTTGCCACGACTGAGCGGCAAGCTGGCCAAGAGTTTGCAGCCACGCAGGCTGGCCTTGAGCGCCAGCAGCAATCGCAATTGCAGACAGCGCAGCAGACCTTCCAGGGCGCGCAGTCGAACCTGGACCGTGCACAGCAGTTGGTCTTGACCGACAAGAGCATCGAGGCTCAGCAGGGCTTGCAGAAAGCCCAGCAAGACTTTACCGGTGCGCAGTCAAACCTGGACCGCATTCAGCAGCAACAGTTGCAAGCCAGCCAGCAGACCTTTGCTGCCGGCGAATCTGCCCTTGGCCGTCAACAAGAGACCGCCATCACCGGCATGCAGATCACTGCGCAGAAAGACCTTCAAGGCGCGCAGCAACAATTCCAAGCAGCCCAGGCAAACCTGGAACGTGCACAGCAGGTCGCCCTTACCGACAAGAGCATCGAGGCGCAATCGAATTTGCAAAAGGCGCAACAGAATTTCACGGCTGCGCAAGGCGAGCTGGACCGTCAACAGCAAACAGCTTTGCAAGCCGGTCAGCAAACCTTTACCGCTGGCCAAACCCAGTTGGAACGCGAACAGCAGTCCGTCATCTTGGGCGCGCAGCAACGCTTTACAGCAGCTCAGTCCGAGCTGGAACGTGCACAGCAGGTCGCCCTTACCGACAAAGGTATCGAGGCCCAAGCAGCTTTGCAAAAAGCTCAGCAGGGCTTTACGGCTTCTCAGTCCGAGCTCGACCGCGCACAACAGACACAGCTGGCCACCGCTCAGCAGACTTTCCAGAAAGTCATGCAAGACAATCAGCTCAGCTTCACAGGCACCCAAGCCGAGAAGGATCGCGCACAACAAGTGGCTATCCAGAAGCTGCAAGACGCTGGCCTCGACGCACGTCAAGCCACACAGATCGTGGCGCAAGAACGCGCACAGACCAGTCAGCAAACTTTCCAATCGGCTCAAGCTGGCCTGGACCGCACACAGCAAAAAGTCTTGCAAGATGCGCAACAAACCTTTACCGGCACTCAAGCCGACAAAGACCGCGCGCAGCAGCAGCTTATTGTCAAGCTGCAAGAGTCTGGCATGGAAGTGCGACAAGCCACACAGCTGGCTTCTGTGACAGCCGAAGCCGCCAAAGACCGTTCACAGCAGACTGCTTTGCAAGTTGGCCAACAAGAGTTTGCCGCTGGCCAAAACAAAATTCAAAACGAATTTCAACAAAAGCTCGCTACGCTGCAAGAGTCTGGTTTGGACTTCCGCCAGGCACGCGACATTGCGTCTCGCGAAGCCATGCAGAAGCTGCAAGACGCTGGCGTTGACAACCGTTTCGACAAAGAGATCGCGCTCAAGACCAGCCAGTTTGATGCTGAGCAACTTAACTTGGCCAAGCGTCAAATTGCAGACAACGCCGCGCAACTCGACCGCCTTGGCTTGCAGATCAAAGCTAACCAGCAGAGCATCCCCACAACCTTTGCTGCCAACATCAGCAACACCACCATGAGCGGTGTGAATGCCATCATGGCTGATGGCAACTTGACCCCGGCTGCAAAGACCACGGCGATTACAAACTTGGTGACGTATGCCAACGCGCAGATCGCCTGGGCTGAGAAGTTTTACGGCGCAACAATTCCTAAAATCTCTACGCCCGTATGATTTATCGCAAAGCCAAATTTGAAGATGTGCCGGCCATTGTGGAGCTGGCCGTTATCTCGGTTTCAAACGATCCGTTGCCGGTCAAAATCGACAAGCTGTCGATGGCCGACACGGCCAAAGTCTGTCTCAACCCTGCACACTTCCTGTGGGTGGCAGAGGATGAAGACGGCAAGATCGTTGCAGCGTTTGCGGCTTGCGTGCAAAAAAGTTTTTGGTACGAGCGCATGCAGTGCTCTGTGCTTTTGTATTACACGACTGTCAAGGGCGCAGGTTTGCCATTGATTCGCGAGTTTGCTCGCTGGGTCAAAAGCAGATCGGCAATCAAAGTGGCCGTCATCGAGTTAGAGCCAGGGGTTGACCCACGCCTGGTGAAGTTTTTCCACCGCGTTGGGTTCAACCGAGAGGCAATGAATCTCTCATACGTTCGAGGAGTCTCAGCATGAGCAAAGTAGTTAAATCCGTTTTCGGAGGTGTTGCCAGCGTTGTCAAAGGCGTTGTCAATGTCGTCAAAGGTGCTGTCAAAGGCGTCGGCGACTTGGTCAAAAGCATTGCCAGTTCTAAACTGGGTAAAGCCATCATCATTGCTGGCGCAATCTACTTCGGAGGTGCGGCGCTGGCCGGGGGCTTTGGCTCATCGGCGGCGGGGGGAAGTTTCCTCTCGGGCATGGGCGCGGGCGTGAGCAGCGCCGCGTCCACACTGTCGTCTGCTTGGGGTTCTGTTATGGCCGGTAACTTTAGCCAGGCAGCAGGCGCGGTGGGCAATGCCTGGGGTACTGCCGGCGCAGCCGCTGGCCAAGCCGCAGGCACTGGCGCAATGACCGTTGGTGCAGCTGCTGCACCGACTACGGTTGCTGCACCGACGGCAACGATTGGAGCGCCTACCGCTGGCACATCAACGGCCGCCATCAACGGCGGTATCACCCAGGCAAACGTCGGCGCAACCATGGGCGGCGCTCAAGGTTTGGCCATGCCGGCTTCAGCCCCTCTTGCTGCTGCGGGCGTGGCTCCTGCCGCTGCTGCGGCTCCTGCTGCAACAGGCTTTGCCAGCTTGTCTCCTCTTGCCCAGTACGGCGCGATCACCGCAGGCACACAAGTGGTTGGCGGCATGATCCAAGGCGCTGGCCAAAAAGCAGCGCAAGAAGACCAACGCGATTACGAACTGCGCATGGCGCAAGAAGCTCGCGATCGTTACAACGCAAACGTGGGCACGGCTTTGTGGGGTTCTAATCAACCCGTCAATCCAGTCACAGGGATGCCAGGCGTAAATGCTTGGGACCCTCAACAAGCTGCGCGTGACATCAACGCTCGGTATTCAGGACAGCCTATGGTTGCAACCGTTGGTAGCCCTGGCGTCATCAACCGCAACATCAGCACTGTGCAGCCTGGCACGCCGATGGCAAACAACAACTACCCGGTTTACAACCCGTACTACGCTACCCCTCCTGGTCGCGGTTAAGGAGTAATCCATGGCAAACCCCCAACAAGTACCGGCGCTTTCCGACGCAATCACTCTCCTAAAAGCCGGAGAGAAAGATAAAGCCAACGCGGTCATGCGTCAGATTGTTGGTCTGGACCCGGTAGCGGCGGCACCTGCGCCTGCGCCCGCGCCTGCGCCCGCACCGGCACCCGATCGCGAGATGGATTTGCAAGTCATAGTTTACGGACCCGATGGGTCTATGTATTCAAGTCCTGGGGCAGCTCGCCGCGCTGGGGTTCCAAACTATACGATGACACCGCCGGTTGCAGCCAATGCCCCATTGGACCCGGTCCAAGGGGCCCGTGACGCTAACGCTCGAAACCAACCGAGCGCCGGCGGTCTTATCAACCGCAACATCAAAAACACGTTGACCAACAACAATCTTCCAATGTTCAATCCGGCGTATGCCGGGACGATTGACTCAGGGGCTTCGCTTAGCGCGCCGCCAACTTCTAACCCCTACTACACGACTGGACGGGTATAACTGTGGCAATTCGAGATAGAAACGGGCTTCAAAACGTCGCCTTTGATGACATAGGCGGCGGCAGCGACTTCGGCGGCGACTTCGACGGAGACCTCGGCGTAGACTTTGGCGGCGATAGGTTTAGCGGCGGCGATAGCTTTGGCAACGAAGGCGGAGATATTAGTGGCGCTAGCGGCGGCAACAGCAATGCCGGCGGAGATGTTAGCGGCGGCAAAGAGATCAGCGGCGGCACTGGCGACATTCCCACCATCAGCGACATCATGGACCGGGCGGCAGCGTCTGGCTCTGCCGATGCGTTGCCTGGTTTTACAACACCGACGGCCAACGATACTTTGGATGACAACAAGTCCAACCCAAATGATTTTCCGGCGGACACTGCTACCAACAGCACCAGCACCAACCCAAATGATTTTCCAACGGATACCGGTGACGACGAAGTAGAAGAGTTGACTGTCACTGGCAGCCGTTCCACAGACGACACCTCAGCAACTAGGTCTATCGCCCCAACAACCACAACCGTCAACGACGATGTGCCTGAAGTAACCATCACCAGCAAACGCCCAACAAAACCCGATGTGCCGGAGATGGTAATTACCAGCGATCGACCAATCGGTACAGGCGAGAGCCGGTCTATTGACGGGGGCGGCCTTTCGGTAACTCCTGCGGTAACTCCTGCGGTAACTCCTGCGGTAACTCCTGCGGTAACTCCTGCGGTAACTCCTACGGTGACACCCGCGACGACAACGACAACCCCAGTCGTGACTACGCCACCCGTAACTACTCCACCCGTGGTGACGCCGCCCGTGGTAACTCCACCCGTGGTGACGCCGCCAACCAGTGGTCCTGGCCCAGGTGAAACTGAGGAAGAATGGCGTTTGCGTATGGGCCTCACCGGCTACGGAAACTTGACAGATTTTGACAAAGAAGTCGCCCGGCTTAAAGGCAATATGGACACAGGCGTGTCCACATCCAAAGGCTTGATTAGCGCCAACATGAAACCACCGGGCGGCTAAGCCTGAAACCATCGAAAGGAAACAACATGGCTGGATTGATTAGAAACGAGATGGCTGGGCAAAAACCCGAAGCCGCTCCCATGCCCCCCGAGCAACCTATGCAAGGGCAAATGCCACCTGGCCAAGAAGACCAGGGTGGCGAGGAAGTTGACGAGCGCAATCCCGAATTCATTTTGGCCATGAAGTTTGCGTTGAAGGTGCTCTACCAAAGTGGTGCAGCCGACGACATTGCCAAACAATTGCGCGCTTCCAAAAACAAGCAAGAAGGCTTGGCCAACGTCGCCTACGAGATCGTCAGCGTGGTGGACGAGCGCACGGATGGCAAGGTCCCACGCGAGCTGATCGGCTTGCTGGCCATGGCCATCTTGAATGAGATCGTCGACATCGCAGAAGCTGCCAAGATGGACATCCAACCCCAGGATGCTGCTGGCGCTTTCAAAGACATGCTGCTCCGCTACCTCGGCGAGAATGGCGTTGACACATCGCAGCTGCAACAAGGCATGGACCAGATCGATCCAGCCGTGTTCTCGCAAGCAGCGGCTTAAGGAGAACAACATGGCTGGTGATGGATTGATCTGGGCCGGTATCGGCAAAGGTATTGCGGACGCCGGGTCCACCATGGGCCAATTCTTGTTCAAAGACTTGATGGCCCAGGAAGACCGCGCGTACAAAGCCGCATCGCGCAAAGAAGAACTGGCGATGCGTTTGGAAGACCGCGAGCGCGACCGCGAGTTACGCCGTGAAATAGCCGCCAGCAAAGACAGCAGTGGCGGCGGTGGCCAGGGCGGTCTCAAGGCTGAAGACTATGCACCAGGCGGCAAGCTCGCTGGCATGGTCGCTGGCAAACTGGGTATGACTGAACCCGAGTACGCCCAGTATTACAGCTCTCGCAAGACCGGCGACTTCAGCGCGTTTGAAAAAGAAGAAACAACTTTCGGCGATTTTGGTGACGAGCAAAAGGTTAAACGTCTGCCCCCGCAATTCCGTGAATTTTTTAATTCCAAGACCAAGGCCCTTGCAGACATCGAAGAGTCTTATGCCTTGGGCGGCAAATTTGATGATGTGGCCAAAGGCCGACGCACTGAGTTTGGCACTGAGACTGCCAAAGGCGTTTTGTCCGGCAACATCAACGCAGGCAAAGGTGGCCAGGCTGTGGCAGTGTCCGAAGCCAAACCTTTGGTCAACGTCGAAGGCGGAATGCAGTACAACCAGTACACGGGTGACAGCAAGGTCACGCCTGTGGGTCAATCGCAGATCACCGAGAACGTGGCACAAGCTGGCCAAGCTGGCGCGTTGAGCAAGAAGTACGGCAAAGAGATTGAGAAGATCGATGCTGAAATTGCCGGCGGAGCGTTCAACAAGAACAGCAGCGAGAAGCTGACTTCGATGATCAACTCGGCCAACGCCACGATCAAGTCATTGACCGAAGGCAGCAAAGGCACCACGCCTGAAGCTAAGGCCGCATGGCAGCGCCAGTACGATGACGCCATTGCAGTCCGCGACAAAGCCACGGCTTTGCAAAAAGGTAGCCTCGACGCGCGCGATACAAACAAGCCACCACCTAAGCCTGAGCCTGCGGCCAAGCCCGATGCAGCAGCCAAGGCTGAGAAAGCGCCTTCAATTGGCGAAGTGCAAGGCGCGCCAGCTGGCGCATCGATCGGCATCCGCACCGAAAAAGGCTGGGAAGTGAAAGACAAGTCCGGTAATTTGATTGGCTACGTCCGAGGCAAAAAGTAACCTATGGCATACGAGTTCGTACCGCTGTCGAAAGACACTGAAGAGGATAGCAAGCCTTACAGCTTCGTCCCGCTTGAGTCAACCCAGGAAAGCAAACCAGCACCTGTAAGACAAGCGGCCGAACCAGTATCAACTTCAGACGCCATGGGCGCAGACTTCGGGGCGGCCATCATAGCCGCTGCTGAGCCTAAGCGCACCAGTGTGCTTGAAGGCACGACGCTGCCCCCACAAGCGCCAATCATCGACCGCCGTGGTGCGCCAGTCAGCGAAGAAAAGTTTAAAGAGCTCAAAACAAAATACGACGCGGCGAATCCCAAAGAGCGCCAGGGCCTGCTGCAAAGCAAAGGCTTTGAAGGCTCGGTGTTTCAAGTCATCGACAAACAGTACCGTGAGCTCGACGCCAAGCAGTCGCCCACACTGCGCATCTTTGATACCCGTCGGGAAGCGCGCCGTGATGCGTACATCTCCCAGGGTTTGAATGGTGAATCAGCCGATGCGCTTGCCGCGCGCGACGCATCGACTGGAGCCGAGCCACAACGCTTTGGCGAGATCAAGCCGTCGACGTTTGACTTTGCCAGCAAGGAAGAATACAAGCGCCCCGAAGGCAAGATGGTGCTGGAAGAGACCGGCGGTTTGCTGGGTGCTCGCACGATCCAGCCCACTGGCTTTGAGCAGTTGGTCGGCGCAGGCAAAGCCATTGGCGGCAAAGTTGCCGGCGGGTTTCAGTCTGCTTCGGCTGGTGCCTGGCAGCTGATCGGCGACACGCTTGAATCTGCCGGCGACTTGGCCGGGTCCAAGCAACTGGCCGATGTCGGCTCTCGCCTGTCCAGCGGCAACGCCATTCAGCAAAAAGAAGCCAAAGCAAAACTTCAAGCGATCGGCGAAAACCCGAACGCCGCTTTGAACTTTATTGAGACCGGCGTCGCCGGTGCGATCAACAACTTTGCGCCGTACTTAGTCAACCCCGCGCTGGGCGTTACCGCCGCAGTTGCGCAGACCGTCGCTGAAGAATACGGCAACGGCAAAGCCGCTGGCCAAAGCATGAGCCAGGCGCTGCCGCGCGCCGCCTTCATGGGTGTTGCTGAATGGGTTGGCGAACGCGCCAGCTTGCCGGCCCCGTTTATGAAGGGCTTCAAAGACCTGGTCAAAGGCGTGCCCGTTGACGAGATCATGCCCGTGTTTGCCCGGTACTTGGCCAAGGAAAACCTGGCCGAACAAGTCACGACTGCTATGCAGTTTGGCACGGACAAGTGGGCACCGTTTGGCCTGACCCCCAACTCAACCCTTGACGACTATCTCAAAGCCGTCGGCGACACGTTCTACCAAACGACTGCTCAGACCCTGGTCATGGGTGGTGCTGGCCGCGTGGCTGCGCCTATCGCGCGCAAGCTGCAAGAGGTCAGCCCTGAACGCCAGATCGCCAACGAGATCGATCGCGCTGTTGCCGGCACTGAGTTCACCGGTGGCGACGCCATGGCTCGCCGTCTGCTGGACGTGCAAACCTACGACGCAAACATCATCAGCCCCACGCGCACGGCCAACTTGCAAGTGGCGCAAGAAGCATTCAGAACCGCCACAAACGTGGACGATATGGCTGATGCCGCCGGCGTCATGGCAGGCTCAGTAGATGAGCTTCTGGTGCCCGGCAGTGCCGTGACCCCGTTGCCTGTCTTCAACGAGCCGATGCTCACCGATGCGCCCATTGACTTGGGCATTGAGCCTGGCGGCCGGATTGAACCCAGTGGTTTGGAAACAATCACCCCGACCATCACCCCACCGGTCAGCACTGAGCTGCCCCCGGTCAACGCTGAAACCGAACAACAGTTCGGCCTGGATAGATTGCGCTTGAACACCCCGCGCCCTCAGCGCATCCAGGGTGAGCCTGTCGCCAACCTTACTGACGACCAGCTGACAACTATTGCCAGCGATGAAACTACGCCAGCCATTACCCGCCGAAGTGCGGCCGTTGAGTTAACAGCCCGTCAGGCTGAGCAAACGGCCCCAGGCGCTGCGATCGAGACCCCGGCAAGGGTAGAGGCTGTCCAGCCTGCTGCTCCCGTCGTAGAGGCTCCCGTCGAATCCCGAACTCTTACGCAAACTGAGCTTGGCCAATTGCGCCTGGGCGATCGTCGCACTCTTGCGCAAGAGTTTGATCAGACGGAGAATCCAGATGGTTCGGTCACCTTCACACGTAAACCTACCGCCGCTGCCCCAGCGGCCCAAACAAATGCCACGCCTGTTACAGAAACCTTCATCTCAATCCCAGACACCACCCCAGGTGTCCAGGCAGTGTCTGACGCCGCAGCTCCGACAGTGGCAGGAATCCCTGACGCCCCCAGAGCGCGAGCAACTGCACAAGCATCTCTCGACCAATGGGCTGCTGCCAACGGTGTAACTGCACCCCGTCTCAACGCGCCAGCGCCTGAGCAAGAGACCGCAGTCAACGACATTGCCAACGCCCTGGGCAGCCAGTTCGGCGGCAGGGTTGTAGCGTTTACTGATACAGCACCCACTGCGCCCAACGGCTTCGCCATTGGCGGCACGGCCTTCGTCAACACGGCGACCGATGTCAACGTGATGCGCACGTCGCTGCATGAGTTCAAGCACACGGTCGAGCAAATCGCCGCAGCTGAAACCGCAGCTGGCCAAACCGATACCCCAGCTCAGAAGTTCACGGCCAGCATCGACAGTGTGTTCGATGACATGACGCCGGAAGGCAAGCGCGCCTACGTGGAAAACTTCCTTCACGCAGATGAGCTGGCCGGAATTGCCGATCCTGTTGCGCGGGAACAACGCGTGCAAGCGTTGCTTACAAGCAACAACTTGAAGTCCGAAATGACCGCCGACTTCCTGGGCAACCGGGCTACGGACAAGCGTTTCTGGGCAAGCGTTGCAAAGGCTGATCCTCAAGGCTTCAAAGGTTTTGTCGACAAATGGGTTGGCGTCATTGACAATCTGCTGTCTACCCTGCGCGGCAATGCCAATCAGAAAACGAAAGAGTCGGCCAAGGTCGACACCTACATTCGTGATTTGAACAAAGCCAAGATGGTCGCACGCGATGCCTTGGTGGCTTATCGCAACGGCACATTGCAGCAGGTCGCAACTACAGCCCCGGCTTTTAGCCAGGTGCAAGGAGAACAGAATGAACAACGAATCGATGTCGCGCCAGGAGGTGCAATCCAGCCAAGCCTTGCAGGCGCAATTGGACAAATACCTGGTGCAGGTGGGGGCGGTCCGGCCCCCCGCTACGGAACAAGCCGCCAAGGCGCAGTCTCCGTTGTCGGGCGGCACTACTCAACGGCTCCCCGCCAAGCCTTAAGCGGGGCGTACTATGGCCGTGGCCTCAAAGGTGCAGAACGCAATCGCTTGGACAGTAGCCCTGATCCGCGCCTCAAAAACAGGATTTACTTCTATGTCGACCAGGGCGCAGGCGTCCGCCCAGAAGCCGGAGTCGGAGGCATCGCCCACGAAGTCCAGCTCGACAACATCTACGACCCCAAAACGCGCCTCATCAAGCCGCAAGCGGACGCCAACGCGTTCGAGTCCGCAGTAATCAACGCCGGTTTCGACGGCTACATTGCGCCGTTTGGAAACAACCAGTCAGCCGTCGTGCTGCTGGGCATGAAACACAAGGCAGTGCCCGTTCGCGCCCTTGGCCAAGTCCCTTCAGCACCGGCACCGCAAGCTGCGGCACCCACCAAACTGACCAAAGGCTTGCTGTCACGCGAGGCAAGCGCCATCGACGTGTCCAAAATCCCTGGCGCTCAGGTGCGCATGGGCAATTTGGAAATTCCCGCCGAGCAATCCGAAGCAGCCAACACTGAGCTGGCCAGGATTGGCAGCGACGTGCGCTTCAGCAAGAAAGAAGTGCCCGAAGACATCGACAGCTTTGCCCGTTTGGAGAACATCATCCCCCGCGCACGCGAGGGTTCGTTCAACACCAACCGGGAATTGAAGGTCAACCTGCAAACTGCCATCACGAACGCAGCCAAGCTGGCCAAGATTGACCTGGCTGCACAGAATGCGCAGACCGAGAAGTACCTGGTGCGTGTTGGTGTGGCCGATGCGCTGTATGCGTTGCAAGCCAACGCCAACGCCGTGGGCTGGTACGACAAAACGGTGACCAAGGCCCTCAAAATCTTGGGCAAGATTCACCCCGAGATCGACACCGACCCGAATGCCAAGTTTGCATTCACTTGGGCGCTGGCCGTCACATCGAACGGCTTAAAAGTCGACAAGAATTTTGAGCTTGCTGAGCGTGCGTACAAAGCCTACAAGACCAGCGGCAAAATGCCGACCAACATCCAGGGCGGGCAGGCGCAAAAGGCCATCAACGACGGCCTGGGTTTGTTCAACACCATGGTCGATCAGTACGGCATCGACAGCGTGCGCAAGTTTATGGACAGCAAGTTCGCTGTGTCCCAGATCAAGCGCGCCACCGGCCTGGAAGTGACCGGCGAATTCGCTGACACCCAGGTGCGCGGTGCTGCTGTGCTCGGCCCCAAGATCGGCAACGGTTTCTACTCCAACTTGAACGGGTTCTTTGACCAGCTCACGATGGACCGCTGGCTCATGCGCACATGGGGCCGCTGGACCGGTACGCTGATCGAGTCACGCCCTGACATGGTCAAAGCAAAACGCCAAGAGCTGCGCGATCTTGTTGTAAAAATGAAACAGAACGCACCTGCTGCGGCTGAGTTTCAAAAAGCATTGGGTGCCAAGCTGAACGTGGGCGATCTGGAAGGTTTGTCCGCCGCGATCCAGAAGGCATCGATGGACCCCGCCACTCGGGAGCAGTTCAACAAGACTGAGACCGGCGAGAACCTGCGCAAAACTGGCAACGCCCTGGCCAAGTATTTGGATGGTCAGAAGGAAGCCCCGGCCGGTCCAGAAGAACGCAACTTCATTCGCAAAGTGTTTGGCCAAATCTTAAAAGAAGTGCAAAAAGATCATCCCGCACTTACAATGTCCGACTTACAAGCGTTGCTTTGGTATCCAGAGAAACGCCTATACGACATTGCAAAAGCGGACGAGTCGGCCAACAAAGAAGAAGGCTACTCGGACGATGAGGCACCGGACTACGCTAACGCGGCAGCCAAGCTGGCGCGTAGCATCGGCGTCTCTGACGCAAACATTCAATCGGCTGTAGCCGAAGCGGAGAAAGATTATGCGAGCAGAGTCAGCGCAGGAACAACAGGAACAGGTACTGGAGCAGGGACCCAAGCTGGTGCCGCGCCAGGAGTTCGAGGCTTTAATCAACGAGAGGGACGGGTTTTCCTCACGACAGGCGTCATCGACCGGGTTCGATCCGCTGGCGCAAGCGATGAAGGACAACCCAACTCTTACACGCGAAAAAGCGGAGGAGATGGCAGCGGCCTTCGGGTTCTAGGTGTCCCGTCGGTCGCCATCTACAGCCCGGCGACCACTTTCAAAAATGCCCTGGGCGAAATCCCCGTAGCCGCACCCAAGTTTTTTGAGGTCGGTGCAAACGGCGCAGCGGCATTCCGCAATTCCATCCAATCAGCCAAAGACAGCTCACCATTCGGTGCTGCTGTCTACGTCTACGACCAGGGTGACTACGAAGGCATGCGCTTGTTCTTGGCCGAAGACGGCAAAGCAGGCTTTGCTCTCAAGGGCGACGACATTGTGTCGGTGTTTGCCGGCGAGTCACAAAAGGGCGCAGTCAATGCGATCCTCCAGCTGGCCACGCAAGAAGGCGGCCGCCGCCTTGACGCATTCGACACCGTGCTTCCCAACTTGTACAGCGTCCACGGCTTTCGCGCTGTGGCCCGCACAAAGTGGAACGACGAATACAGCCCCGACGGCTGGGACAAAGAGACCTTCAAGGAATTCAACAACGGCGAACCCGATGTCGTGTTCATGGTCCACGATCCAAAGTATTTTGGCAAGTACACCAAGGCTGACGGTGATGTCATTGCTGAATACGACGACGGCGCAAAGGCCCAGGCCGAAGCACTTGCAGACATCAAGCAAGTGCGGCAGACTGACAAGCCAAAGCCGGCCAACCCTGCCACGATCTTTGCCAACCTGGACAAGCGTGGCCTGGCTAGGACCAAAGGCGAAGCGGCTTTGAAAGATCACCCCGATGCTGCGCGAATCCAATTCGTGCAAGACAATTTTCTTGACATTCTTTCCGAGCTGGATGACGCCGGCACGGTTAAGATCAACTGCGACTGAGGACCAACATGACACCAAAAATGATTATCTCCACCGAGCTCAAAAACATGTTGGACGACGCTGTCCATTCGGAGCTCTACGCATCGAATCTTTACAAGCACATTGCCAACCAGTTGCAACGTATCGGGTACTTTGGCGCAACCAAATTCTTTTTGAAAGAAAGCGCCGACGAGCTGGTGCACTACCAGCTGCACGTTGAGTTTCAAAACGACGTAGGTTGTGTGGCCAAAATCCCAATGATCGAAGCCATGACGGATTCAATCAAGACTTTGAGCGACGCAGTTGAGACTGGCTACGAGACCGAGCTGGAGCTGTACAACGACTACAAGAAGTGGTATGCCCAAGCTGAAAGCGACCCCGTGGTCCAGCAGTTCTTGTTGCAGTTCTTGGAATTCCAACGCACCAGTGTCGGCGAGTACGGCGATCTGTTGGCCCGCATCCAGGTTGTCGATCAAGACAAAGCTGGCATGCTCCTGATCGATCAAGAGCTGGGAGGCTAAGCTCATGGCTGACTGCACATACCGGTTCACCGGCGCAGACGGCAAAGAGCGAGTCATCGAAGGCAAAGCCGCGTTCAAAACGTACCTGCTTAACGATGGCCTGCAATACTTGCTGCCGTCCTTTGCTGACCGCATGCCTGGCGTTGCCGCGCCTGCGTTCAGCGCCAAGCAGGGCGAAGACCTGAACACCCGGCTTCAACAGAAAATCTTTTCCGACTTCGATGCAGCTGTGCGCGAGTACAGCGCGCTGCCTGCTACCAAGAACGGCAAGCTGCTTGACACCGATCAGGCCCGCGAGCTGTCCGCAGAATACCGCGCCGATCGAAGCCTGGCACCCAAGGTGCACGAAGCTGCCAGCGCGTTCACGCAGCGTGCGTTTGAAGAACGTATGGCCAACGCACCAGACGGGGCCTTGGTGGTCTTTATGGCGGGCGGTGGTGGGGCAGGTAAGTCCAGCGCCGAGAGCTTGCTCAGCGACGCTATGGAGCGCGCCAACACAATCTTGGATGGCACGATGTCGAGCTACGACAAGGCCGCCAAGAATGTAAAACTCGCACTCGACAACAACCAATATGTTACTATTGCTTACGTATACAGAGACCCTCTTGATGCGTTAGAAAACCGAAAAGGCGGGGTGCTTGAACGTGCCATGTCGCGCGGTCGGCCCGTGACTTTGCGGGCTCTTGTCAAAGGACATGCTGGGTCCAGCGAAACAGTTCGCCAACTCCAGCAAGAGTTTGGCAGTGACCCTCGGTTTGCAATTGAGGTTATCGACAACTCACGCGGGCAGGGCAATGCCGCGTTCTCCACTCTTGATGCCGTTCCGGTTGTCAAGCGTGAAGGTTTATTGGAGAAATTTAAAGATGCAACAGACCAAGCATTCAAAGAAGGCCGAATCAGCAAGATCATCTACGACGCAACCACGTCCTCCTATGACGCCGGCCAAGCAGATGGAGGCAAGGGCAAACCAGCTGGCGTTCAGCCGGGAGCTGAAAGCGAAGTTCAAGGACGGGGCCAGCCTGGCGAACCAGGATACGCCGTAAGTCGGGCAGGGCAAAAGAACCCTGCTGCCAGCCGCGTCGGCAACGTCAGCTCCGACCGGTTCAAACGCACCGAGCAACTCCAGCAAGCAGTCACCGATCTGCAAGACGGCAAGATTTCGCTGGACGATTACAACCGCATGGTTGACGATCTGCGCCCGGTCTACCCTTACGAAAAAGTTCCAGCCATCACAACCAAAGCCGAGGCAACTTATGCCCTGGCCAATGGCCGTGGTCAAAGCGCAGAGAAGGCGGCCAAGTATGGCCTGCCCTCAGACACCCTGGCCAGCGGCGACTTTGCCCAGCTGCGCCTGGACATCCCGTCGTACCAAGAGCACGACGCCTGGGTGGTCAGCGTGCACACACCCAAGTCCACCAACCGCGAAGTGCAGGCAGCCTATGACGCCGGCCCCGTGGTCGGCTATGAGTCGGTTGCTGCAATGACTGACGTGACCTTTGGCATGAACCAAAGAGCCGCAACCAAGATCGCACAAGGCACATCCAAGGGCACGATCGCCACCATGTTTGGCAAGTGGAAACCCATCAGCGATGCGGCCGCCAAGGTGCGTTCTGACGCTGCACTGAATGATCCGGCCTGGACCCAGGTCGGCATGGACCCATTCCGCCACAGTTATTTTTACGACCGCGACAGCATGCGCCCTGTGCTCAAGGCTGACGAGGTGATCCAGATCGGCCCCCTGGTCCTGGCCAAGAACGTAGAGTTCGGAACAGACAAAGACATCACCGGCGCGCCGATCGCATTTAGCCAGCGCCAGCCAGTCGGCAAAGAAACCGAAGGCTGGGTTCTCAGCCGCGATGAGCTGGGCCGCTTCCGCTTTGGTGCAGGTGCAAAGGCTTACCGTTACGCAGCGGATGTTGCCAACACCGTGTTGGCCAAGGTCAACCTGGCACCAGTCTCGCCCGAGCTGTCTCGCGCCCTGCGCAAGATGAAGACGGAAATCGAGAAGGCACAGAACCTCACGGTCGATGTGGCCAAGAACCTCAAAGACTTGCCGCAGCAAGAGCGCGAGATGATCAGCGACATCATCGAAGGCGAGCTCAAGCGTGGCAGCAAACCACCCCAGCGCGTGCTGGAGCTGGCCGCTTCGATGCAGTCCATCATGTCGGAGCAATCCGCTGAGCTAGTCAAGCTGGGCATGCTGTCACCCGAGGCCGCCGGCCGCTGGGATGGCAAGTACCTGCCGCGCTTCTACGAACAAAAGCTGGGCGACGAAACCAAAGCCTGGATGAAAGCCGTCAAGGGTTTGCTTGGCCGCAAGAAAACCATGCAAGGCATCACCGGCAACAGCCTCAAAGCACGCGGCTTATTCCAGAACGTGCCGGTCGAGGACATTGCCGAATGGGAAGCCGAGGGCTGGGAGAAACGCGACGACGCGTTTGATCCAGCAGTCGACACCGAGATGACGATGTGGCGCGACTACACCCGCGACGAACGCGACGACATGGGCGAGATTCGTGATGCCATGTTCCGCTTTGTCATGGGCTACAACAAAAGCCAGCGCGACATTTCGCTTGGCCGTTTGTATGAGAGCCTGGCCGCCACCTACGGCAGCCGCACAGAGCAGCCGGACTATGTCAAGGTGCCCGACACCAAGATCGAGGACACCATGGTCCCGCGCTACGGCAAACTGGCCGGCAAGTTTGTGCCCAAAGAAGTGCTCGATCAATTGAGCGCATTCGACAGCTCGATGCAGAACGACCTCACCAAGATGTACCTCAAGGGTCTGTCGATGTGGAAAGAGGGCAAGACCGTTCTCAACCCAGTGGCTCACGCCAACAACGTGTTGTCCAACTTGACGATGGCCCACTTTGCCGGCGTGTCGTATTGGGATGCACACAAGTACATCGGCACAATCAAGGACCTGGTCAAGGGCGACGACATGGTCGACGAAGCCAAAGAGGCTGGCTTGTTTGGCGGCACGTTCAATCGCTCTGAGCTGATCAGTGCAATGCCTGAAGAGCTGCGCGCCATGGCTCAGATGACCGAGTCACCTATTGGCAAGAACGTGGACCGCGTGTGGAACGCGATGTCGTTGTTCCTGCGCAAACCAATGGGCGTGGCCTACGACGCAGAAGATCAGTTCTTCCGCTACCTCATTTACCGCGACGCGCGCGGCCGTGGTCTGAGCGTGGACGATTCAGTTGACTACGCACAGAAGTACATCTTCACCTACGACGATCTGCCCAAGACTGCGCGTGTCATTCGTGACATGCCAGTGGGTCTGCCGTTCTTCAGCTACACCTTCAAAGCGATCCCGGCCCTGGCCAACACGGCGCTTGAGCACCCTGAGCGTTACGCTGCACCAGCCGTGGCGCTGTACGTGGCCAACGCTGCGATGTACGCCATGGCCGCAAGCCTGGGCGGCGGTGACGACGAAGACTGGTGGACCGTGATCCGTCGCTACATGACCGATCCAGAATTCCGTCAGCGCGCCAAAGACATGGAGCAGCAAGAGCGCAAGTTCCTGCCTGACTGGATGCGCGGCGCAAGCCTGTCGCTGGGTACGCAGAAAGCGATTCGCTTGGGCACGGATGACCTGACCAACCTGCCGGTGTTCTTGGATGTGAGCCGTCTTTTCCCAGGCGGTGATTTGTTTGACGCACACAACAACGCCGGCGGCGTCCCGTTGCTGGCACCCCTCACGCCAAACAACCCAATCCTCACCACGGCCGCTGCGATGCTGTTCAACAAGGACACGTTCCGCAACAAAGAGATCGTGACCAAGACGGACACCTCGGCCGAGGCTGCACAAAAGCGTTTGGCGTGGATGTGGAAACAGGTCAGCCCAGCAATCGCCATTGGCAACACCCACTTTGAGCGTGCCATGAACGTGATTGCCAACGCCACTGGCCAGCCGGTCAACGTGGGCCTGGCAGAGTACACGGGCGTTGGTCCAGACGGCTTGCCGATTCAACCTAAGTACGCAGCGATGCAGACCGTGGGTATCAAAGCTCGCCCGATTGACCTGGATACCTCAGAGAAAATCCAGCGCGGCCAGACCAAGCAAATGATCAACGCGCTTGACGTTGAGATCAAAAAGCTCACACGTCTGGAGGCAAAGGGCGCGATCACCAGCGACGCGGCCGAACGCGAAAAAGAAAAGCTGCGCGAGAAACGCAGCTTCTTACGCCAGGGCCTCACGGTCGAAGGCGAAGAGAAGGATTAAACCTTCATGTTGCGGAAAAACACGGCAAAGGAATCTGCCGTGTCTTCTCCGCCAAACATCCCGGCAACTTGATTTGCCGCCGAGTCAAGCGCAGCATTCCACCC